TCAGGGTTAGCCAACTGGTTCGCAGGTACTTTCGCCGCAAGCGCGTCAATCTCCGACTCGAACTTCTCGAAGAAGTAACCGTCGAAGACCTTACCTGGGTTAGCACGTTGCAAACGCTGCATACGCTCACGCGCTGCGGTCTTTGCTGAGTAGCCTGCGTTTTGAAGTGTCACAGCAACCAAAGGTTGCATACCAGCCGCGATGCGTTCGTTCATTGCCTTCTCAGGGTCAACGAGGAAATCCGTAAACGTTGTTGTTTCTGGCTGGCGACGGTTGTTGTTATCGCCACGGTCGCCACCACGATCACCACCGTTCTCACGTGATTTAGTAACAAGCTCTGTGAACTTCGCTTCAAGTTTACCATTGAAATCATTTGAGAACGACTCAAACGCAGACTTCGATTCTTTGACTTGGTCTTCAAGAACCTTAATTTTCCCGTCAGACTCATTCGCTTTCTTAACCGCAGCAGCGATGTCCTTCGGGTCCATGTCTTTCAACTCGTCTGGGAAATCATCCTTACTCCACCAACGATTTGCCATGTGGTACCTCTACTTTCTTAGCTTCGCCTTTCATCAGCCTAACGCCGTATTCGCGAAGCTCCTCTGAGAGATTTAACAACTTTTCAAGTACATCTAATCGGCCCTGTGTACGCATGAGTTGGTCATGATTCGTCTCACGCCTTAACTTTAGCCTCTCCTCCCCCAACCATTCCTGCAAGTAATCCAGCACCGGTTTGGTCTGGGGGTTGGACAGGCATGATAAGACTTTGTTGTGTTGGGAAAGGAGTAGGCTGTCGCGAGGCATTTTGTGGTCCTCCTTGTGGACCTTGCGGTCCTTGAGCGCCGAGCGCACGTGGTACGAGCGCATCGACGTCATCGTGATCGAAGTGTCGTAGAATTTGTTTCATCAAACGGTCGCTAGATTCAATTACCTTAATCGAATACTCACGTATTTCTTTTGGTAGCACCGCTGTCGCAGCCTGCTGCATTAACTGAGTAATCATTCCGTAATGACGCGTCATGATCTGTGCGAGCATTAGGTCGTTTTGTTTTTCAATCTCTTTGTTGACTGACGCAGTCGAAGCGGTAATTGGTAAGCGCAACTTGTCTTTTTTAATAAGCTCCGCTGCGACTTTGATAAGCTCCGACATCGCACCGTAGCCAACGAGTTTACTCTCGTCAATACCCATGTGAGCGTACAGCTTGCTTAGCATACGACCGACCTTCGTATGCGCGTAGCGAATGTCCATTATGTTCAGATCGGTACGCGAGTTACCCTCTCGCAACAGCGACAACGTACCCATCGCTGTATACACGCCACGCTTCGTATTCGCGCCTGCACCCATGCCTTGCATCGGTGGGCTAACGCCAGAGCGTCGCTCGGCCAAGTCCATTGACAAGCGTTCCTCGTCAATGGTGATTGTCATGACGTCGCCGTGTTGCAACGGCTCAATCTCACCAGCGATAGCTGGTAACATTGCAGATGGGTAGATTTGATAACCCTGATGTAGCTTACTCTGCGGGTCAACACGCCACACTTTAGTGTTCGCGACGAGTACGTTATCACGTCGCTGATTGTGCATCACAGAAACTTCTTCTTGAATCATCTCAAGAATTTCGCACAAGCCGTAGCCAAGCAACGAATCATCGCGGTACAACAAACGACCCATTACGAAAGGACGTGTTTTTAGGATTGCAGAGTATTGATCGAAGATTGCGTTAAGAATCGTACGAGACTTGAGATGAAACCAAACAATAACACGCGGAGCCTTGCCACCTGACGGTGCACGGTATGGCAAGTAACACTCGTAAACATCCCACTCCGCATAGCCATCGTGAGACGAAGTCCGCGCATTCATGTCTTCTTCGCGTTGTTTCGTGACGTAGTCAGGACTCGTTCGATCAGGCGACTTGAGAATCTCATCAACTTTGTTAGCTTTGAAGAACTGCGTGTAGCGACGCTCCATTAATTCGTGGCGTTGATACCTAATCCTATGCGCGATTAAATCACACGACTCTAACGTCTTTGCCGACGGCGGTACGAACATGTCTTCAAGCGCAACCTTCTCTGGCCTCGGCCCTACGTACGAAGGTTCTCTCATGACCTCGTACCTACCCGTACCATCGCCTGCGGGAACAGCGTAGTCTTCGTAGGTCTTGACGTAGGGACACTTGAGGAACGAAGTTCCGTATTTGATTATCTCACCGAAGAATTCGTTCTCAACACGGTAGAGGTCTAACTCCGTAGGCTCGCAAGCGTTGTCTAACAAAAACGTCTGCCACGCGTCGCGTACGTCTTCGAGCTGACCGCCATACATACCAACTATGTTCGCGAGCCAAAGCGGTCTTGTTTTCCAGACTGCACTGAGCACACGTGCTTTCAGTGTGTCACAGTGTATACCCGCAAGTGGTACAACTAGATTTGACGCGTTCTGGAACGGAAAATCACGAGTCTTCTCAGCCGGCTGCGCCTCGTAAATGCGCCGCCACTTGACAAGATTCGTTTCGTGAAAAGGCTTTAAGCCTGTCTTCAATGCCGTCAAACGCTGATAGAGGTCGCGACTAAGCGCTGTCTCAGCGTCTGACGACAATGGTAACCTAAGCGGTTCGTACATTGTAACTCTCTTACGCGGTCGGTGGAGCCGCCGGCGTATTCGCAACAACAGCAGCCGCGACTTCCGTCTTGTTCGCTTCGACAGCAGCAAAGATCGAATCGACTTGTGCTTGCTGTGCGGGCGTCAAAGAACCAGACGTGATCGCATCGAGCTGTGCCTTAAGACCCTGCGTAAGCGTGATCAAGCTTTCTTCCGCAGTTTTTTCTTCCGCGACTTTCGCGAGAAGATCATCAAGTGTAGTCATGAGTTGTACCTCCTTTCCTATGACGAGATCTAGTTTCTTGTTGATTTGACTCAACAAACTAGAGCTGCCAGAATCTGTTTCTTGAGAAACGTGAACGTAAATGTCAAGTCTCATATGTTTACTTCTTCACCGCAGGTTCAATAGTCGACGTACCTTTCGCCACCTGATCTTGATACTGCTCGACTACGCTCGTCGGTAACGAAAGCAACAAGCTGCGTCCTTCTGGCTGTTTCAACAACACGCCAAAAATCGCCAAGCCTGCTGCGGTTAGGCCGATGCCTACAGCTACGCTAGTTCGTGTGCCACTCGTTAGAGCACCACCGGTCGCAACCAACATCGCGATTACGCCGCTATACACAGTACTAAGCACCAACCTAAGCCAAGCTTGAAACTCTTTGTCTTTCTTCCAAACGCCCCAAAGGTTCACAAGTGCGTTAGCAATGTCGATTGTGAACCCAGCCACGGCTTCGCGTCCTTTAGCTCGTCTTCACTGGTGCTTGCACCACAGGTGAAGGTAGCAAATGCGTTAGCACTGCATACACACCACCTAGTGCAGCGCTAAGCGCCGGATGTGAAACGATGAAATGCTGCGCCGCGGGTAGCAAAATTGGAGTTACAACTCCAAGAATTGCTATGATCGTCGGCCACCACTTTGAAAAAAATGCGCCCATGTTTAAGTCTCCTCTTTGAGTTTAGTTTAGTTAGTACCACGCCCTTGGTATGTAGAATACGGAGTATTGACGCGCTGTGCGCGCTGTTGATTCTGTTGCAACATCAATGAATTATCAGCGTAGCTAACGCTATAGCGTAGCATTTGCGGTACGTACGCTAGCGCGTCCAACAAGTCACAGAACTTACCACGAGGAAACGTGTTGAATTCGCCAATGAAGTCTTGATGCTTGCGCTGTACAAAGAAGCGTCCTTGTTCAAAAAGCGGACTCAACGTGTTTCGAATGCGCCATTCTTTCTTGCGAGTGATCGTACCATCAGGACCCTCGACCTCACCCTTTAACTCAAGTATCTGAATCGGCCACTGCTCGTACGCATTGCGCGTCTTGATATGATACGTAGCGTAGTTCTGCGCTGCAACGGTCTCAAAACCAATACGTCGCAGACGCCACTTGCGTGCCATCGCGTAGACTTGATCGAAG